GGTCTCCCACATGGCCGTAGTGTCGGGGCCAACCCATCCCGTGTCCCACGGACCCGTCCAAGAGCCTAGAATCGTGTTGTAGACGTAGACGCCAAAGCTCGGCATCGTGATCCACAACTCGCGGGTGCCTCGATTGAGCACAGCGCGGATGTCGTCAAACTGGTTCGATGACAGGCTGCGGATAATGGGCAGAAGGGGATCGGGCTTGTCCGGCGTTGATACCGGGGCGACTTCGCTCTCGTTGCACAGATACAGCCCACGCTCAGAAACGAAGTACGCCGTGTTGCCAACCGCCGTAATGCTCCCCGCAGCAATAGTACCTACGTCAGCCGTGACACCCGCAGGCTGAACGGTGATGTCATCTTGACCATATCCGGTGAGTCGGCTGATGCCACGCTTGTGGAAAATCAGCAGACTCGTGTTAATGCTTGCTAGCCCAACGATAGCCTCGTCGGCAAACGTGCGGACGATGATCTCGCCGCCTCCGTTGCCTCCATCGCCCAGCGTGTCTCCGTCGTTCAACGCGCTGTAGAAAATGCTGTCAGGGCTGGTCGTGCTGCCGCAGCCCCAAAGCCGTTCATTGTGGACGACGATGACCTTGCAGCTTGCAGTACCCGAGATGTTCGTCGTCAGCGTTGTGCCGTCCCACTTGTTCAGCAAACCGCCGTCGCTGATGAACACGACGTCATTGCCGCCCGTGTCACGGAATTGAGCAAACTGCGGGATCACCGTCGTAGACAGTGTGCCCGTCTCTTGCGTCCATGTCCAAGGCAGAGTACCGTAGCTCGACGTAAACAGGCTTCCGTTGCAGACAGCGAGCACATCCGTCGTGCCACTGTCCTGTCTCCACGTGTAGCCATTGAGCACAGACTGGCCAACGGACAGGGACGCAGACGATGTGCGCTGCAAACCACCACGCTTGGCAACTGCGCCAAACTCCGTAAGGCGACAGTTGATCGCCCGACGGAGCTGGTTTGGCTGAAGTGCGGACTCGGCTGAGATTGAGTTGAGTCCACCATCCATGCTGGGTTGCTGATCTGGTAGCCTTTCTCTCATCAGCCGCCTGCCCAGTCCCATTTGAGGTCAGGGTAACCCATGCGCGTCGGGTTAATCGTGCGACGACGAATGTCGTCCAGCAGCGTCGTGCGCTCGATGCTGGCCAAAGCCCGGAGGTCATTGGCCGCAGAGGTCTCAGCGCCACCCTTCAGCAGCAACTGAGCCGCAGCTTCCCAGATCACGATCAAGTGCGAGTTGTTCGGGAAGTCTGGGATTGACGCAGTCGTCGCCAAGTCCGAGATCGAAGTCGGCTTGTAGTTGACGTAGATGTAGAGCGCCAAGTTCGACGACACCGGGAGAATCTGCACGTTGTCCCCGGCGATGTAATACAGGCGGGGATACGTCGGCAGATAGTTCGTCGTCGTTGCAAGCGGCACATCCTGAAAGCGCGTCTGCTCGTACAGCACATTGCCGTCACTGACCGACAAGATGCGATACCAGTTCTGCTGCGAGTCACCACCACCTGAGTCTAGGTCTGAGAGCGCAATCAAGCCGTCTGCGTCCGTCGTGACCTGACGCTCCGCAAACCTGTAGTACGGAGCCGCGTTCAGGATGTTCGACCACTCAGCATCGAACACGCCGTTGAGCACCGTCTTGATCAGGTCATCAGACCAACGATCAGAACCCACGGCATCCATATACTCGCGGGTCTGGTCGATGTAGTTCTGTAGGGTGATGGTCGCCATTTATCAATCCAGATACTTGGACTTGGGTGCAGCCTTCTTCCGGGGCGCACGCTTCTTCGGTGCGGCTTTCTTGGGCGCAGGCTTCTCTTCAGGAACACCCGCGCTCTCCACCTGCACCTTGGGGCCAGAAGCCTTCGACGGATCCTTCATGTCCAAGACATCGGCAATGGCTTCCTCAGCAGCCTTCTGTGCCGGGGCAGCGTTGTATTGATCCAGACGATTCAACAGGTCAGAGACGTTCTGACGAGGAAACGTGCGGAACATGCGACCGAGATACGCAGGTGCCTCATCTGGCGAGCAGTCAATCGGCAGGTAGCCGATGATGTCGAAGGCCCGTGCGGGGTCAGTCTGTCCGTTCTGGATCCATTCATTGCGGCGATCATCGTTGTCCCACCACATGATGACAGCCCAGTTCGACGCAGCATGCGTCACATACTTTAGATCCAACTTGCTGTGGACCCCCTGCAACCGCCGCCGGATTTCCGGCGACGGCTCAGGAGTGCCACTACTGTTTAGCAGTAGAGTCATCAGTCAAGCACCAGAAGTTCAACGTTTACCATTAGGTCAACCGCAGCAGTCCCGACCGTGTCGGTCGTGGTTACAACGAACTGAAGGGTGTCACCCGTGTCGAGGGTCTTCTGCGCCTCAGTCAACGAAGAGAGCAGCGAAACCGCAGTCCCCTCCTTAGCCGTCAGCGCCTCAAGGTCCACGTTGGCAGTGAGCGTAACCGCAGCGTTTGCCGAAGCATCATACTTCTGCAAGACACCGAGAATCGTGCCGCTCGCTGACGCCGGAACCGTCCCCGCCGACACAACCGCACGGTTGATATAGCACCGTGCCGGGTGTGACCCAAAGCTGTACGTCGTCGTGGTGCTATTCCCAATTGCCGCGTCACAACGACCGACGAGCAGGTTCGGGAAAGCACCAAGCCGTCCGGGCTTCGGAGCGAAGAAATTGTAAGGCATCGTGTTCTCCAATTGGAAATCTGAAATCCGATTGGGGCAGGGGCCAGAAGGCCCCTACCCCTCACCGGAAGGTTACGCCACGTGCGTGTAGCGAGCCGTGTCGGTGTAGCCAGTGATCGACCCGTGAGCGTTACGAGCCAAGCAGGCAAGGTTGCCATACCAGCCGTAAGTCGTCTCGAAGGCATCGCGGCCCTGCAGCCAACGCCACGGACCCGCACCCTCGAACTCAACGAAGCCCCAGTCCTTAGCGTCAACCCACGACAGCGACGGGATGTGGAGCAGGTAGATCGTGCCAGCCGGGACGTAGTAGTCCTGAACCAGCGGGATACCACAGACCTCAATGGCCTTGTAGCCACCCTTGATCGTGGTCGAGAACTCGTTGGAGGTGAAGCGCCGCTGGGACACCATGCTCTCCATGAGCTTCTTGGCCAGACCCGGAGTGGTCATCAGCAGGAAGTCCTGCGGACGAACCATCGCGTCCTTGCCCGAACGTCCGGCGATCTTCTGGATCAGATCCCAGATGTCCGACTCGGTCGGCTGATCCGCATCCGGGGTGTCGGTACCCGCAACCATGCGGACCGCGTCCCAGATCGAGTAGCTCGAAGCCGAGATGTTGTGCAGCGAGGCGTACGAACCACCACGGTTGGTGATCGAGATCAGCCCGTTCATCGCGCTGTTGAGCGAGGTGTCCGAGGCAGTCGCCTTCACGATGTAGTCGCTCGCAGCCATGCCGCTGATCGCAGCCGACAGCGTCAGCGTGGCGTTGTCGCCCGAGTTGCTGATCGCGGTGATCTGAGCGCGGCCCAGAACAGTCGAACCGTCATCAGCGTCGATGACCGCAATGTAGTCGCCAACCGACAGGAGCAGCGCACCCTGACCCGCGTTGGCAACGCCGTAGGGCGAGGCAACGATAATCGAGGTCGTGCTGCTCACGGTGCCGATCAGGGCAACAACACCGTCAGCCTTGTTATGCAGCGCCTGCTGCATGAGGATCGACGAAGCGTCCTTGATCTCCTCCATCGTCTTCTGGGCGATGGTGGTGAAGGCAGCGTTCTTGTTCTGCGTTCCGACGAAAGCGAGGCCGTCGATCTGGCGGGTCGTGTAGGCACGGACCACACCGACGTTGGCCTGCACTTCCTGCGCCGTGGTGTCGGGCGGGAAGTAGCCGGACTGCGAGAACGTAGCACCAGCGGGACGGCCAACAACGACGTCGAAGAACACGTTGTTACCACCCCAGCGCATGTTGCGAGGACCACCAGCGCGGCCCTTCTCCAACTGCGCAAGCAGCGGAGTCACGAGGTTCTGGACTTTCTCACGGAACTGCGAGTAAACGTTCTTGAGAAGCCCAGTAAGCTCGGTATCCGTAATTACGGTAGGAGCAGGCATCTTACTTTTCCTTGTTAGCTAATGGACGACAGGATTGAATCCATTGCGCTTGAAAGCGCGTCGTCAACTGTGTTAATGGGTTTGCTCTTTTTGCCGACCTTTTCGGCTTGAGCTTTACCGACGGGTCGAGTCTTCTTCCCGACGGCACGCTTGGCCTTTTGAGCCTCGACACGTGCACGCTCAAGGTCCTTCTGCGCCTTCTCCATTTCGGAGTTGGTGGCAGAACCACCTCGACGGCTGTGCTGCATCTGAGCCCAGAACGCCAAGTCCTCAACGATATAGTTTCTGACAGCGTCGTAACTCTCCTCCGGAATGTACATGTTCCCATTCGGAGCTTGTCGTGCGTGCGCTTGAACGGCAGAAACCATACGCTGCGCCAGTTCGTCCTGTGTCACGGTCGGCAGTGCATCAGCAATCATTTTGATGGCTGGCTCGACTTCGGACTGGAAGAACTGCGAACCTCTGTCCTCAATGTACTTCATCTCCTGCTGAGTGCGGTAGCTTCGCAGCTCCTCCTCAGCACGCCGAGCACGTTGTTCGGGCGAGTTCTCTGCCTCGTACCGCTCGCGTACCCGGTAAAAATAGTCGTCATCTTCCAAGAGCTTGCGGATCTGCTGCTCACGCTCTTCAAGAATCTGACTGTACTGCTGTGCTTCTTGCTTCGCCGCAAGATATTCTTCTTGCGTCTGCTTGAACTCTGAATCCTTCGCTGAGTTGTAGACGCCCCATTGCGCCAACTTCACAACCTGATCCAGTCGGTCCTCGCGGACCTGACCGTTCGCCTTGTAGCGAACCGTCAGCGCCGGAACCTCTACTTCGCCTTCCTCATCCAGCAACGCGAACTCCGTTGCGAGATCTTCGGCAATCGAGGGGACATCAACGTAACCCTCGGGCAGGTTTGATTTTGGGGCTTCCTCTTCTTCTGTCTCCTCGTCTGACTCTTCATCGTCAGTCGTTTCAACTTCTGCGTCTTCGTCCTGCGCCTCAACGTCAATCTCGACTTGGGCTTCGTCCTGTACCTCTTCCTCAGTTTCCTGAAGTTCGGGCAGGGTCAGTACCGAATCGACTGCGTCATTGATCGCATCTGAAACGTCCACAACTTACTCCTACTGCTGTAGCGACAAGATGTCTGCCTGCCTTGCGGCAATCTCTTCTTCAGGGACGCCCATCGCCTGCTGCTGCATGATGGTCGCGCCACCAATCGGAGGGTTGCCTGTCGGGAGCGGAACAGTCGCTGGTGACAAAGGCGGTGCGCTGGGTGCGGCACCTTCGGGAACAATCCCTGCGCCGGGGGCCCCGCCCTGAATTGCTGCCGGGGGTACCATAGCGCCTTGTTTCTGTGCAGCCGATGAATGGCCTCGTTGTCCTGCCAACGCATCTCAGGCGGCATGAAGCCCATGCGGATCGCATCGGCCACACGCTTGGCTCTTGCCTCCTGATCTTCGTCGGGGGTGGCCATATCCTTCGCAATCGCAAACATCTGACGCCGACGATACTCCTTGATGTCGATTACGCCAGTTTGCAGCCAGTTATCCAGCAGATACAGACGGAACGCCATCGGCATCGGCATCATCGTGGCCGGTTCCACCTTCACATCGCTCTGACCGTCCAAGTCTGTGGACGAAACAGCGCGAGCAAGGTCGGGTCGGCCCTTGCCAACCGCACCAAGCGAGCGAGGTACGTCATATCCCCACGCCATACCCGCCATTGTGATCTTGCACCAGTCCGTAAAGCTCTGAGCTAGCGCAGAAACCGCCGGTGAGAAGACTCTTTCCAGTTGTTCGCGGCTTGCGATGATGGCACGCCCGGATTCTCCGGTAACCTGCCCACGAGACACCGCGTTCCAGCCCGATGCGTCCTCAAATGCGGCTTTTTCTAGCGCCAGAGCCTCTTTTACGTCGTTACCAACGCTAAATCCGTTGACCGGCTGGATGGATTCGGCCATTGGGCCTGCACCACGCACCTCAATCATGGATGTTACGCCGCCCAAGAAGGTTTCGGTGGCAATTGCGTTGGGTCGGGTGAGGAATCGGCCACCTGCGTTGACCCGAATGTTCTCAATCCACTTTGACAGCAGTGCATTGACCCGCATCTGGTGGTCGAGCCACTGCTCCATGACCGGACGGGGGTAATACGAGGGGTCAGATGATCCATCACGGATGGGTGTAACCGGAATCACACCCCAAAGCAGCGGTGACGGGCCGAATACCACCTTGTCACCCACGATAATCACGTGCATACCCTCGGGTAGCGCGTCTGGATGTGGTGCCAAGTAGACCGTGAACCGCTCAGTTACGTCTTCATCGCGCAAACGCTGGCCTTCACCGACCGTGGTCTGCGACAAAACCCACTCACCCATGCCCTCAGACCCCGAATACGCAGGGTAAGAGCCGGTGTTCATGTTGGAATTGCTCGCATCCAGCCCGGTTACGCCGTAGCGATAGGCTGCTTCCGAGCGTGAGATGACTTCTCGCACGATTACCCAGTGCGGAGCCTGCGTTACCGTCGCATTTGGCGACACACGCACCTGTTCCACGCGCAACGTCTGGCAACCAAGGTCGCCCAACGGCTTGCGCTCACCGGGTTCCTCGCCCAAACGCTCGTCCCAAGGCCCACGATCCGGGTCCCAGAACATATGCCAGAACGAGACTCCGTCCGTCTGCGCCCAGAAGGCCGCTTCACGAGCGAGTCTCGTCATGTGCTGCTGCTCAAACTGATACTCAAGCGCGAGCTGCTGCGCCTGAGCCTTGCGTTTGTCGTCAGGATCTTGCGTCTGAGGCGTCACGCTAAAGCCCGGACGCTGATCCACGATAATCTGGAGGCGCTGATCCAACGCCTTGTCGATCATGTTATAGACGACACGCGCAGAATCACGAGGGCGAGCAGGCTCACGCCAAGGCCCAAGACCCTGTGCGCTAATCCATTGCTGCCCTGCACGAAACAGGCGGTTGCGCTCTACGAGATGCAGGTGCTCCTGCACCGCAGTGCGCCGCGAGTTCCAAAGCCCACGGGCCCATGCGACCCAAGCAGACTCTTCTTCGTCTGCCTCTTCGTCTGCGCCCGGGAAATCATGACCATACAACGCACGACGGAGGGCGGAGAGATCTTCCTCTTCGCCCTCGCTGTCGTCCGGCGGGTTCGGAGCAACGGCCTCGTTCGGGGCCTGCGGGTCATTGGACTCACCCTCAGCCGCACGAACAGCCTCATCGACATTTATCGCGTCAAGAAACTCTTCATCCATTAATCAATTCTCCCGACGCCCATTGCTGCGCGAACCTTGTTCCAATCGCGCAAGTTCTCGTATCGCTCACGAATCACGCGAATCACTTCCTCCTGCGCCCACACTTCGTTCTCTGCAGTCGCAATCGCAAGCAAGTCGTTTGGAATGTCTACGTTGTACGGATCTTCTTCTTCTTTTTCAGATCGCCTTGGTGCAAACGCCTCTAGTGCCTTTGAGAAACGAAAGGCAGCTACGACAAAAGCAATTGGCCAAAGGATCTCAGCAATCACGAAAGCGTGACCCCTGCCTCTCCGACGACGACCCACTTGCTGTCCGCAGCAACCAGAATTAGAACCTCATCCGCAGCATCGAAGCTGGCCGAGGTTCCGCTCGACTGACCAACCACGTTCGTCAGCGCGAGTGTAACCGCACCACCGGGGGCCGAGTCAGCCTCGATGATCTTGACGGTGCCCACAGGGGTGTCGCCCGGAGCCGCCAGCGTAACGGCATACGAAGAAGAATCCGGCGGGGTCAGCACCACATGGTTCGCAGTCAGGCTGATCGCGCCAGCTTCAGTGATCGCCTCCTCGACCGGGGTCGGGACCGCAGTCTCAGGAAGGCCAACAAAGAAATTGGCAAGCGTGGCAGCAACCGTGGCGTCGAAGCCATCGACAACCGCGCCCGACAGGCCGTTCTCGACGGCTTTGTTCATGAAGGCTGCGATGGCGGCGGTCGGGTCAGTAAATGAAGTAGTCGGGAAAGCCATGATGTTCTCCTAGGGGTTATACAGAAACTGAAGCAATCGTAACGTTTGCAGTGCCGCTTGTCCAAGCCGTCGCAACAACGCGCACTGAATCCAGCGCATAAGCGTCACTAAACACAAGAACGGCAGCCGTCGTCTGATCAATCAGCGTCGTTGCCGTTGTTTCGTCTGACTTCTTACAAGCCAGATCGACCCAAGTGGATCCATCGACCGTAGCCTCAAAATCCAGCGTGCCGGTAAATGTACCCGTCACCTGAATCGCAATCTTGCCGGGGCCAACCAGCCGCAGGGGATGCGTGACCGCTCCCCCATTCGCAATGATTGAACCGCTCGTCACATTCTTAAAGTTTGGCATTAGTCACATTCCCAAGCACGGAGGGATTTGTTAATACGGCTATCCGGATCTCGGGCCGTTTTCTCGCTTGTAAGTTTTTTCTTCATGCCCTTCATTCGCCTACAGAAGGCGATCCTGCGCTTTGCTGCCGCAGGGCTTTTCTTAGCTTCAGCTTTCTTGACTGGCCTCTTGATGTTCTTGCCTTCAGCGCGAAGAGAGGCGCGACCTTTTTCGTTTAAGCCGCCCTCTGGGTTCTTTCCCTCTTTGCGCTGCCAAGCAGGACTCTTCGCCATCAGTAGCTGTAGCCTTCGTCCTCGTCTTCGTAACCTTCCTCAAAATCGTCTTCGTCTTCGTCGTAGTCCATAAGCATCTTCTCAAGACGACGAATACGCTCTTCGAGGAGGTCCATGCGCTCCTGCTTCATCATATCCATGTCGGAGGGCATTTCCTCTTCCATCTCCATCTCGTCTTCGTAGTCCGGCTCCTCCATGTCCATCATCGGGGGGGCTTTTTTCTTCGGTCCCGGACCAAGGGCAATAATCACATCGAGTCCGCCCTTACGCTTCATTGCTGGTTTACGCATGTCAAAACGATCCCATCGGGAGTTGTTGTGCGAAGTCGCCAATGCTCGAAGACGGAGACGACGACTCACTTTCGTCTTTGCGAAAATAAGGGTCATCTCCGCTTGTCTGCAATGGCTGAAACTCTTCGGGCCTCACGCCCTGTACTCTGTCCCATCCATGCAACGCCAAACCTAACGCCATGACACCGTCGTCATGCAACCCTCTGGGGGCCTCGTACTTCACACCGCTGGACGTATAGGTGTACTCGAAACTCTCCAGCTCGCTGATCAGCCAAGGCTCGTCAGGCAACGTCAATTCCTTATTCTGGAACGCAGCAATCAATCGCTGCATCAGTCTGAGCTTGTTCGGCCCGGTGAACACGAAACCCGCGATCAGATGACCGCTGTCCTGCAAGTCAGAGACAATCGCGTCACCCACACCCGTGGCGTCCACAATCGCTGGGGTGTCCTTCACCAAACTCTGGACTCGCTCTTTGGTAACCGCCCACGGGGCCTGCCAACGCTCCAATCGAACCACCCTTTGCCATGCATCTAGTCCAACCGCGACCGTAAAGTCTTGAGCCCTCGCCAAGTCCACGCCCCAGACCACAACTGGCGCGTCGCCAACCTCGCCGATGGACTCCT